CCCCCCCCCCCCCCCCCCCCCCCCCCCCCCCAACCTTCCTATCGCGCGCAGTGGGCGTCGGCCATGCAGGTTTCAAAGTTTTTTCTGTGGACGCTTTTTATTTATGAGAATCTTCGCGCAGTTTCGGCGGATTGAGTTTCTATCGCGCGTTGTGGGCCTCGCGCTTGCAGGTTTCAAAGTTTTTTGCGTGAGTGCTTTTTATCTATCGCGCATTACACCCCTCGCCCTTGCAGGTTTCAAAGTTTTTTGCGTGAGTGCTTTTTATTTCTCGCGCGGGCCCGGGGAGAGCCGGGACTGGGGCAGGTAAGGCCACCCCAGCCCCAGGCGATTACTTAGCCCTCAATGGGGGCTAGAAGGTCTTGTATGCCCTTGCGTACGTATGTCATCTGCCTAGAGGTAGTCTGGCTGTACTTGTTCTCATTTATCCAGTATGCCCCGGCGTTGATGTCAATTTCAGCCATTTTAGTCCAGTACGAGTAAATCTCATAACGCCCCGCAACAATTTCGCCCCTGAGGTTAGACCCCTGAAACTCTTTTAGTGTTGCTATGTATTCTGCGCATTTGTTGTTTGCAATTCGCTTAGCCATTTTGAAACTCTCCTAAATCTTGGTAGCAGGCGTTTCCCACTAACAACAGATTACCACAGTGCCTATCGCGCGTGCGCGATTAGGGGGGTTTAAGGATTTCAGGGTTTTGACGCTTACAACCGCCTGCCCTGAAATCCACCCGGGGTTATCCTGACCCCACCAGCAATACGGTTTGCCCTACTTACTTCGGTCTGCCGTATCTATAACCAGTGTACCATAGTCCCTATCGCGCGCGCGATAATGACCCGCTCGCAGTTTTCAGGTTTTTCTGCGAGGGGCATTTTTATACCTATGCCCTTTCCACCACGAATACATCAGAGCCGTTTCCTGCTTCTCGCCAGTCCATCATCTTGTAGATGAACTTGATGCCCTGCTTAGTGTTTGCTGAATCTACTTCCCACTGGAACTTTTCCCCAGTCCTTGTATTCCGTAACTGCCACATAATGCTCTCCTGTCTTTGGGGCTTTTCCCCGACATAAAAAGATTACCACGCTGCCTATCGCGCGCGCGATAATTGACTGCCGCGAGGTTTCAAATAATCGCGCGTGTAACCTCAATAATCCGAGGTTTCAATGTTTTTTGCGAGGGAGGTTTTTATACCTCGGCTACCTCGAACTGTGCAACCTTCTGAGCCTGAACCTTCTTGGATAGTTCACTGTAACTCTTAGCCAGTCGGTCTTGTGAGTCAATGCCTTCCTTTAGGTACTCAATGGCAAACACTACTCCCCTTGATGAAAGTGCTGTGCTAATCATTCTGGCTTCATCTCGTGAAACCTGAATAGTTACTAGGTCTAATTCCTTTTGCATACTGCTCTCCTGTTCTTGTGGGGCTTTTCCCACTACCAATACGATACCACATCTCGTATCGCGCGTGCGCGATAACCAGAGGCGGCGGATTTCAAATTATCGCGCACATAACCCAGAAACTCCTGGGTTTTTAATGTTTTTTCTGTGAGGACTAACTATCTCTAGTGTCCTACGTAGTTCCTCATCTGCTCGGCGTAGTCTTTCCAGCCAAGTGCCTGTGCTTCACACTCTGCACACTGTCCTTCGTCATGGGTGTTGCCATTGAAACAGAATACGACTTCTTCTTCCATACTGCTCTCCTTAGTCTTGGTGTCTTAGTCCGGGGGTTTCCCCCCGAACTAAAACTTGTTTCACTTCAGGGTTTCTCTCCCTCTTGTGTAATACCAGTGTATCACTTGGTGTATCGCGCGCGCGATGATAACCCCTTTCGGGGATTTCAATTATTGTGCCAATAGAACTTTCTCATACAGTTGGTCAAGCACTGCTCTTTGCGTTGGTGTCATCTCTGTCAGTCCACCAATGTAGTTGCTTCTTATGCTGTCCATGTAATCAAACAGTGCCTTCTGTGCTCTTTCGAGTTCAGTCATCACTTTCTCCTACCCATGACTCAAGCCATACAATGAGTTCGCCTATGCGCTTCTTGGCTTCCTCTGGCTTGCTTGTGTCTATCTGTGCTAGGTATTCTCTAGCCTTAGTGACTACGTTGGTCAGTTCTTCCATTACCTTGCCTTCCAAGTCAAGATACCATGCTTAGCCGTCTGCATAGCGTGTTGTGCTACTTGCATAGCGTGGTCGCAGGCTTGTACTCCGTACTGCTTCACACACTCTTTTCCCCCGACCGCAAAATTGTGAACCGCCTGTGCGTAGGTCAAACTGCATGAGTAGTAGAGGTGTGCGTGGTGACAGATGTGGTCTCTCATTACTTACGACCTCGCATTACAATCGTGTAGCCCAAGTTGATACCAGCCAAGAAACCGATAACACTAGGGATAATGCTTTCGACCCATTGACGGACAACCGAGATGTCATTGAATGGGATAAGGCTCTGTGTCCAAAAGAATACAATCATTCCGCTTAGAACTCCCAGTGTCCAAACAAAATAGCGTTCGGCTGGTGTTCCCTTGTTGCTTCGTCTGCTCATACTGCTCTCCTTACTAAGTGGCTTGTTCCACTACTTCAAGTGTACACGACGCCTATCGCGCATGCGCGATGTATGTCAATCCTAGATTTCAAAATATCGCGCGTAATACCCCGTCACCCCCAGGGTTTGATTTTTTTTGTGTGGGGGCTTTTTATCTTTGATGAGAGCCACCTACGATTCGATTCTCGCCACTCAAATAAGAAAGTAATACCCTGGTATCCCCCCAAACCCGCAATACGCATCGCGCGGGGGGAGAGCGGGAGTCGGTGGGTAAGGCCACCGACCCCCATGGGGTAAAACTTATGCTGGCTGGTATTCGAGTAAGTACTTAACTTGCTCTTCAGATAGTCCGAGAGTGTTGCCCTCGTCATCTGTGCCACTGGTGAATACTGCGTTACCAACAATGATGTCAGTCTCGCCGTAAATGTCTTCCCATAGCCCTGTGGCTGTGGTGTTGAAAGGCAGGCTTTCCAACTTGCCTTCCTCGTTGCACCAGAGGTCTAGTTCTCCGAGTGGCACACACTGAACCCACCCTTCGACCGCTTCTTTGATTGTCTCGTAGCAGGTCTCGTTGGTGAACTCCACGACCTCTTTAAGGCCGTTTGTCTTGATGATGACCGCCTTCATTAGCGAACCACCGTAACTGTGTTTCCACGACGCTCAGGAACGTAGGTTGTCCAACGTAACTTGAGGTTGCTGGTGAGTAGTAGCAGGCGTGCTGTGCCAGTTGGGTTGACCTCAACTTTGATAATACGACCTGTAACTCCTGACTTCTGTGTTGTGTACTTCTGACCGACTTTGACTGTCATGTCATTCCTTTCTCTCCGTACCGCTTGTCGGTACATAACCAGTGTATCATTGTGGCATCGCGCGTGCGCGATATAACGGCAGCAGGATTTCTAAGAAACCCTGCCACCAGATTTTTACGCCTTGGCCAGTTGCTTTAACTTCTCGGCTCCGGTGAAGTACGCTTGGAGTGCTTCGTGAAGAAACATCTCCAACTGGTCACCGTCTCGGAAAAACATTGTAATTCCGTCTAGACGTAATACGACTGTGTCCTGCTTGTTGTCGTATAGAAAGTGAACTGCCTCAAACAACTTGTCGCCTTCTTTGACGTCTACATCAGTAGTAATTGTGGCCACTGTGCTCTCCTCTGTTCTGTACTGCTTGGTGGCATTTCCACCTATAAATAATTTACCATAGTTGCTATCGCGCGCGCGATGTAATCGGCGGCCGGGGATTCTAAAAAACTATCGCGCGTGTAACCCGTTGACTTCCGGGTTTTAATGTTTTGTCTGTGGCGACTATTTATTTTCTTTGCCGAGAATGTAATCGCTGGCACTCTGCGCTCTGGCCACTGCCTTCACCAACATCTTTGGTTCATTCTTGAGTGCCTTAAGCCAACTGGCAATGTAACTGGCCGAGTTGTCAATTGTGCTGGGGGCGATACCAGTCTCTGACGATAAGAACGCACTGGTGAACTCTGCGACTAATTCCTCTTCACTGTAGAGTTCACTGCCGAAGTAGTGGTTCTCAATTACGCCTTCACGATTGAGACGCTTCTCGTGTCCTGTGCTGTGACCCATCTCGTGGAATAGGGTTGCATAGAACGCTTCGTCACTAGTGAATGTCTCTGGCGTTGGAACCGTAATTCTGTCCTTGCTGGGTGAGTAGAACGCTCTATCTCCTGCATAGGTGATTGTGAGGTCTTGCTCTCGCTTGTAGTATCCGTCTACGACCTTCTGTGCCGATAGAATGACTTCTGCGTGTGCTCTGGCCTTAGGCTTCTCGTACGCTGGTGCTTCGGTTTCCCATTCGACCTGCTCTGCATTGAATACGGTGAAGTAGGTGACGATTACTGCCTTGCGTTCGACTTCTGTCTCTCCTTCGGTGACCTTGGTGTCAATGGACTTGTACAGAACTACTGGTGAACCCTTTTCGCCTTTGCGGACACTGCCACCCATGGCTTTGACCTGCTTGAACGTTCCCCACCATGGTGACTCGAACTCTTTGGCCATAGCGGTGAATGAGAGTAGCCAGTGATTAATCCCGGTGTATGGCTTCTTGGTACTGAGTGACCTTGGTACGTATCCGCTGGACACCCACTCTTTTCTCCAAGGTGCTGTGCCCTGTTCTAGTTGGTCAATGATTGTCTGTGCTACTACTGCGTATGCATTGGTTGTCATGTGCTCTCCTTCGGCTTGTCCGATACCATCAGTATAGCAGGGCTGCCTATCGCGCGCGCGATGTATGCGCAGCAGAGGGTTTTAATTTTTCTGCTGGGCGTGGATTACCACCAACTGTCGTAATAGATTTCCATGTCTTGGGCAATAGCCTTCATAGCCTTGTCTATGAACTCCAGTGTTTCGGTGTCGTGGTCAGGGTCGCTTGTTCCAAAGAAGAAACCAACGGTCTGTGGAAGTCTGTTGTTCATCACTGCCTGCTTCAAGTCTTTGAGGTCTTGAAAGGTTAGACGTACTGGCGAGCAGTTAAATGTTCCTTCCCCGCCCTTTTTTTCGTACAGTGCTTCCATGTATCCCTGAAGGTTGGCATGCTTACGCCATTGAGCAAGCATAAACATACTTTGCTTATGTTCATCTTGATTAATTTTCTCAGAGTCATTCCAGTAGATGTAGAGGTCTGTGTTCTGTGGGTGAGGCATTACTGCGTATGCGTATTGGTCGAGACCCATGTTTTCTCCTTGTTGCTGTGGCTTGTTCCACTACAAACACTTTACCACGCCGCCTATCGCGCGTGCGCGATGTTGCGGCCCAGAAGAATTAAAAAAGTTATCGCGCATGGCAGCCGCATCAGCCGCAGTTTTCATAGTTTTCTGCGTGAGGGCTTTTTATCTTTACAAGTGAGTGAAGTAACCAGTGAGGTCTGCTTCGATGACGGTCTGCTCGTTAGCCAGTTGTATGTCATCTTCCAGCAGTCGTGTTGTATCAACCACGTACTCATTTTCGTTTCGGCGGTCAAACTTACCCAGTACCAAGATACTTGGGATAGTTATCTCATAGACGTTGCTAGGCCACATGGTCTTGAACCGACCAGCGAACCACTTGGCTTTGCTGTAACTGCTAGTCCAAGACATACCTTCTTTGTGGTCATCAGCACAACCACGATAGAGAGTAATGAACTCTGACAGTGTGTCGTAACTAATCAACTCACCCTCGTCACCAAGAATGAACTGGCAGTCCGTTGCCTTGTCAAAGAGTATCTGCCATACCTCGTTGTCGGCTTGGAACGCAGGCCATTCACACATTGTCCAAGAGTCTGCTAAGCCTTTAGCAATCTCGGCTTGGTCTAATTGACCTATGTTATTTACAAGCACCCTAAGCATGTCATTACGACCTACCCTTGCACTTACCTCTGCCCACGTAGCCATTAGAAGCCCGCCGATGTCATGGCTTGGATAAGTGTCTCGATGTCGTCATTCAACATCTCTGTCATTGTGTGACCTATGCAGTTGTTACGGCGTTCAACAAGGTCATCTATGGCTTTCAAGAAGTCAGCCTTAGTCCACTTGCTTACATCTACCCACTCTTTAATAAATCCTGTACGCATGTTCTCCCCTTTTCGTTGTGGCTTATCCACTACCAATACATTACCACACTGCACATCGCGCGTGCGCGATACAACCCTTTCGGGTTTTAGTTAATTTTGTTATAGCAAAGATTACACTCAACAGTTTCTTCACCGCCACCGCCTAGCCATGAGCAAGCGATAGAGTTCATTACTTCTTTAGCCATTTTGCCAAAGTGTCTAATGAAACAAGTAGGGCAGTAAAGAATTGGTGTTCCGTGTGCTGCGGTTTCGTACACCGCAAATCCAGTTACCCTAGTCATAATACCCAAACTCTTGAAACACTGCTGTACGAGCGTAGTCAAGTTGTCTGTTTAGTTCAGCAATCTCCTCATCAGTCAAGTTGTTGTCAGTGTCAAACCACTCAACTAATTTCTCTCTAGTTACTAACTCCATTAGAACTCACCTTCAATCTTCTCAAGTATCTCACTAAGGTCGGACTTCTTTGCCCGGCGTTCTAGTTCTGCCATCTGCTCCGGTGTCATGGCTTCTAACTTCTCCATGCCGTCTTGAACGACTTCTTGCAAGCCTTGTGAATACTCAAGGAACTTGCCAACTAGTTTTTTGTACTTCTCACTAATGAATTGCAGTTCAAGGTCATTGACATCTTCTTGCCAAGACTCATAGACACTGCCAGCCATGTTCCAAACTGCACAGGCAACCATTTCCATTTCTTCTTGGTCGAAAGTTGGTCCTGCAACGAGTTCCGGTTCTTCTGCCATACTGCTCCCTTTTACTTTTACTTCCACCGGCTTATCCGGCTACCACCAGTGTACCAAATCGGCTATCGCGCACGCGCGCGATGGCGGGTTTGCGGTTTTTATAGTTTTTTGTGTGGCGACTTTTTATCTTTAATAGACACCACCGGTCAGCGTTCGGGGGGAATTGAACGCCGACCAGTGGTAGGCAAGGGGTTAGCCTTTACTGTCTAAACTCTTTCCAACTTTCCTTGCGTACCGCCTTGTGCCTTAGTCAGATAGATACCTACGAACCCTCTGACCTTGCTCTTGCTCGCTCTCGGTGCTTTCAACATCTCCACCGCTTCGTCAGTGTCGGGGGTGACTAGAACCTTGTGCTTCTTAATCAACTTGGCACAGGCTTCTGCACCGGCTTCGTACACTTGGTCACCGCTACCAGTAACCATTCCGTCAGTGACCCAAATAACCGGCTCTGAACCTCTACGCTTGCCAATAGCCCAGTCAAGTGCCGGGCCATCTACGCCGTTGCCATAGCCGTATGGAATACCATTAAGGCTACTAACACGCTTACCTCGGTCTGCAAGTATCCAAGCATTAGGGTGCTTTGACTTACTACGATTAGCCGAGTAGCCCATAATCAACGCACCGGGGGCAGTGTCTACCATTTTCTCTATCTGTTCGATAGATAGACTCATAGAACCCGATAGGTCAAGCAACACAATACCGCCACTGTTGCGTGGCTTCTGACTAAAGATACGCTTTTCGGGGTCGGTCAGTAGTCGGCTAGGGTAGGCAATTCGCTTGCCGATAGGACTAGCCTTCTTACGTCTAGCCAAGTGACCCTTGACCTGCTTATCCAACTTAACCACGTTACTGATAATCAACTTTGCCCAAGCGTTGTTGCCGGTAGGCATGTCGATACCACTGTTATTGAAGTCGGGTGTACTACCACTGTTTTGCTTTAGGTAGCCACTGATAATTCCGGCTATGTTGCCGGTGTAACTAGAGAAACCGTATGGCAACTGTCCTACTGTGTTGCCATTGTCGTCTTGGATAGACTGCGCACTGGCGTATGCCAAGTTGTTTGCACTGTTGCTCCTAATGACCTTAGTGACTTCCTTCTCCATCTCACGTAGGTCAGTAGCCCATTCCTTATTGACACCACGAACGCCGGTAATGAACTGACGGAACGCCTTAGTACCGATTAACGCTCCACCGCCTTTAATCATCATGTCATAGGCTTTCTCTGAACCTTCTTTTGCCAGTCGCTTGCCAGTCTCCTTCTCACTGCCGTCAAGCAGTAGGTCGGTGTTGTAGCCCAACTTCTTAGAGACTGCATTGACACGCACCTCTTCGGCACTCATAATCACGTCAGCGTCAAGCCCATTGTTTTCAGCCCATGCTTGAACTGCCACTGGGTCTATTGGACTAATCTTGGCGTGGATAAGTTCGTGAGTACGAACCGCTTGTGCCACGTCATCATTTATCAGTGGAACTTGAATGTGCTTATCGGTGAAGTTAGTCCAAGCCTGACCTCGCTCCGTAAATCCTTCTGTGACTGTCCAGCGTTCGCTGTTACCGTCAGGTCGGCTACCTACGATAATTTCAGGATAGACGACTACTTCTGCCTTCTTAGCCTTAGCCATTGTAAAACCCCTTTTACTATTGCAGTACGCTTGTCGTACTACTGAATAAATACTACCACAACGGGCTATCGCGCGCGCGATATGACCTTCCTTAAAAAATCTAAGGAAAGCATGGGGGCAGAGAATTAACCCTGCCCCCACTAGGGTAAAACTTACAGTGAGAGTGATGACGGACTAGAGACTGAACCTAGTCGCCCAATTCTTACTGCTTCGATAATTGCTTCTGCTCGTACCTTGCCAAACGTCATCTCGGCAGAGCGTTCCTCTTGCATGCCGTTGGTAATCAACTGCTGAAACGCATAGAAGGCTCGCAGTGATACTCGGCGTTCCGGTTCGGCAGAGATAACTGCTGTTGCAACTGTACGTAGGTGTTCCGGCAACTTAGCCAACGCTTCGGGGTGCGGAGCGTTAATCTCAATAGCCACCGGGAAACGGTCACGAAGTGCAATAGGCAAGTCGTCAGGGTGTTCTATGTTGCTAGTAATCACCGCAGAGAAACCTGACTTAGGTGTAACTACTTCACCGGTGTCGGGGTTCTGCCAACTAGAACTGGCAACGCTGTCGAGGAAGTTAAGTAACTGTCCTTGAACGTCACCACTAGCCTTGTCACCTTCGTCTACTACCAAGCGACCACCTGCTCGCCAAGCCTGAACTGCTTTGCCTTCGGAGAATGTCCAGTTGTCGCCGTTAGGCTTCCACGTACCTTCTATGTCGGCAGAGGTCATGTCCTCGGTGCAAGTCAGACGGAATACACCGTTACCAACGTTACCGTAGGTCAGACCACCAAACGTCTTACCAGTTCCCGGCGCACCGTAAAGTACAACTCGGTCAATACCACACTGCAATACGTCATGGAAGTCTTGCCAGCATTTAGCCATTGGCAATCCTGTGTTGTTAATGTAACTCATACTTTTTACCCTTTCGTAAAAGTGTCACTTCCGGCTTGTCCGGAGAGCAACGTAAAAACATTACCACAAATCCTATCGCGCGCGCGATTATAAAAACCTATAAATTAAAACAACCTATAGGTAAAGCCCTCGCAGTTTTCATAGTTTTTTGCGAGGAGTTTTTTTATTTACTATCCCACGTAGCGGACATACAACTTAAATCCGCCACCCTTAGTGATGTATCGGCGTTCCCACTCTTCACCCTTAAATACCTTAGGGGCAACCTGTGGTTTGCCTTCGTTAATAATCAAAGCCCATTCGCCGGGCTTGGCCATAATTTCGTTGGCCATGGCCTGCCACTTTGTTGCACCGTTATGTGGTGGTGCTTCCCATCTGATGCTTTGCATAACTATCCTTTCATAGTTGTTACTGTTATACACCTTAGCAGAACTAACGACTACTCGTCAATTCCATGAAACATGGTCTCTGCAGCCATTCTTAAAGTATTGCTGATGTTAGGACTCATAATCACTGTGCTCTCTTTAACTACGTAAGAAACGCCACCAATGTTACTGCCTTCACCATTAATCTCAAAGACCCAAGACCATAGACTTTCACCCTTATCTAACTTGTTATTCAGTTCCTTTAACTGAGACATAGGTAGCGTACTGGTATCAAACAGTACCATGTTATCTGCTTGTCCGAAGTTGCCTGCTTTATCTAAGTACACTAATGCCATTGTTGTTGCTTCCTTTTCTATTGCTCCCAGAACTTGCTCCCAGAAGGCGTACCGAAATTGTATCATACCTGGTCATCGCGCCCGCGCGATTAGAGGAAATCAAAAACCCCTAAAAATCTCGCGCATTTTATTGACCACAAACCGTCCTGGTTTTCAATTAGTTTTGTGTGTGAGAATTTTATATTTGAATTTTCGCGCGGGTCATGCGCTTTTTAGTGCTAGAATAAACCTGCGATTGGTACAAATTCTGGCAGTTTTCATATAATTCTTTGTGGGATAATTATATTATTAATTGATTATGTACCGTTAGTGGTTTAAAGGGTACCCTATACGCGTGCGAAGGGACGTTTATTGGTGTGAAAGCATCATTTCTCTCTCAAAACCCTTTAATAATCGGTTTCTAATACTTAGAACTCATCCTGTTTGTAGTCTTTAAGTGCACTAGTGAACTGTTTATACAAATAATTCATGTAATTAGCCAGTTCAGTCTTGTCCATCTTCTCTAAGTCCTCTTGATTAAGACCGTATCTGCGTGGTTCTTCTATCATAACTGACCACTTTCAATAATCGCTGCTAGGCAACAGATAAACACTATCAAAATAGCAACCTTCATAGGCCAGTAATCCCTGCTAACAATGCCAAAGTTATCGTTACTAGGCTTACTACTATTGCCCATACTATTTCTCGCATTATTCCGCCTGTTCTTTCAAGAACTCATTAATCAACCGTACTACGTCATTAATGGCCCAGTTATACACTATCCCATTGTTAGTAGTACCACTTGGCCATGTTTGTCCATCTTCGAAGGGGAACCTTAGTTCTCTTACCTTAGTCTTTAATGTCTCTATCTTTGATAAAGGTATGAGTGTTCCGGGGTCTTCTGGATTCTTCCCCCCCGAAAAATTTTGGACGGACTCTTCCATTACTCTTCTGATTCAGCCTCTACGTCATCCCAGTTCTGGTCTTGCTCTGCGAACTGGCCGCCTAGGTCAGATAGTAGTTCAGACACGATTGGGATATCGGCAATGTCGGCACCCTTTTCTACGGCATTTTCCATGCCCTCAAGGATTGCTGCAACCATTCCCATAACCATCATTGATTGGCCACGGGTGATTGTGTAGGTAAATTCGTCTAGTGGGTTTGACATTAGTTTAGTCCTGTCTGTTGTCGGATTAATTCTTCTGATTTATTTAGTAATTCCATTGATTCTAGCAACCCCGGTTCCCCGTATTTAACGTAGGACTCATGGGTTAGGTACTGCGCAATACTGATAGCACCAAGAACGGCGTTTAATTCTTCTCCATTGAGTTCTAAACTATGGTTCATTACTTCCCTTTCTTACAAGTGCAATTTCCACCGCAAGGGCAGTCCTTTTTGGGGGCTGTGGACTTTTGGTAGATACCATCTTTAACGCCTTGACTAAACATGTGGATAAAGAAACCCACTGCCATGAAGAATAAAGCCGGTAATAGGAATACTAATAAAACGTGCATTTTCTGCTCTTTTCTGGGGTTCTTTTCCCCCCGCCAAAAAATAGTACACCCTACATCTGGGGGCTGTCAAGTACCTCATGCTGTTTGCAAAAAGGCGAGTACCATGTGCTTTGGAGGTAAAAAAGTAAAACCCTTTAATATTAGGCTTTTCAAAGTACCCAAAAGTACCTTTTGGAGTACCTTTTGGGGGGTACTTTTGACTACTGATTCTTAGAGATAATCTCTAGTGCGTCAGCAATGCCCTGAGCATAGCCATTGTCATAGGGGTTATTTCCATTATGAGCCAATGACTTGTTCAAGGCTTCTGACAACCTTGAAAGCACTGATTGCTTTGCTGTATCTATTTTCTTTCCCATTTTACTATCTCCTTTATTGGTGTTATTTTTAATGCTGGTACTGCGACCCTGTTTATATCGTTGTTATATGGTTTTCCATTAACCCATAAATTTTTTGCATATCCCCCACCTAAAATTCTAACGGTAGTTTGCTCTTTGAGATTGTTGTTTGAACAATAGTTGCATACACAACCATATTTTATGGCCAATTTGCTTTCAACCCATAAAACCAACCGATTTAATTCAACGTCTTTACGGTCAACTGGCATAGAAAAACTGCTTCTTCGCCATTTGATTTCTAGTTCCGTTGACAACCATAATCCATCTGGCAAGCCGCTATATTTGCCATGGTCTGCCATATCCCAGACGCCAGCGTAACAATAAGCGCCCAATATCTTGCAAGCACCTATTTCTGCTGCCGCCGCATGAACATTTGCTAAAACGTTGTCTGACATAAGGTTTTCTGCTTTGTAAGATACCCTGTCTTGCTTTGTAAGGTTTTGATTGTTTCTGCCCACCCCAATTTGATATGCGTTGTCATCCTCCCATGGCAGGAGTGTCGTAAATAGCGCATTTTCCTGGAGTTGGTGAACATCCATTTGTACATGGTATCAGACTTTTTGTGGTAATGTTTAATTACACCTGAAAGAGGAAAAATAATGATACTTGTCGACAAAATGTTGGCCGAAATGACTGATATTGAGCGCGAGTTTCTTGTACCGTCTAATTACGAACCTTTGCGTGGTTATTTCTTTGAAATGGGGTCTGTAGCGCGAAACGGTAATTGGATGGGATATGTTGTTTTGCCCGATGACACAGAAGTTAGAGTTGTTTGCTTTGAAGACACCGGCAAAATGAGATATGACAAGGAAGAGTCGTATTACAAACTAGTCGAGGACGCTAATCAGGCTTTTCCAATGGATAGTTGCGCCATAGATACTATGACCGCATTGCTTATGTTGGTAGATTCAAACGATTGGGACGATTGGGAGGATTAAGTGAACTATTTTTACGAACCACAAAAGTACACAATTGCTCTTTATGAGAAACGTGGAAGGTCTTACCGAGAAGTAGGTATTTTCTTTGAAAGTGAAGTTACGCCCGAAGAAGCCTTTGATTTGTTCCGCGAAATGTCCAATGCTATCCCTACATGGCAAGCCGTCGAGCATGCTTTGGAAGTAAAAGATACGGAAAATGTGATTCCAGAGTACGAAGTGCGTCTAATTGACCAACGACGAGTTTTGGCTACCGTTCTTTGGGACGAAAAAACCATGACAGAGATTCTTGAAAATACATCTGCCAAAACCTTGCATAAAATGACTATAGAAGTAGAACTATTTGAAGACGAGCAAGAAGAAGACCCTTACGAATGGGACTGGAACGAATTGATAATTACAGAAAGAATTAACGTAGTTGAGATTAATCCCCCATTGTCTGCTATGGTTAAGGAAGATATCTCAGAAGGGGAGAAGAATGAAGGAATTTAAGTGTCCAAGTTGCAAGGCAACCGTTAGGGCAATAGCAACCGAAGTTACCCATCGTTGCCCGTCAAACAAAAACCAAACTACAAGATTTTTGTTGCAAGAAACCTTGACTAAAGACAAAAATTAGCCTACAATAAACAATTGTCTAGCCGTGACTTACGCGCACACTCTTAAGTGCACGGTTTTTCAAGTTAAAGGGTCCTTCTAACCCATTCCCTTTAACAAGACAAGTCCGGTAGTGGTGGCACCTTCGAGGAACGAATATAGCCACTGCTACCGGATTACCTCTTAGAAAGCAGAATAGGGGCCGGTTTCCCGGCCCCTATCTTTGCGTCTAATCACTTATGGTTTAATCTAGGTTAATAATACCTGAAGCCCACGATGGCTCAATTGCTGGACCCATCTCTTGCATTTTTGCAGAAAAAAGATTTCTAGCAATTTCAATTTGTGCTTCAGACAACCTAAGGTCTTGGCTCAAAATAATTGCCATGAAAGCAGTTCCAACAAGTTGTGCTTGGTGTTCTTCCAATTCAATTACTCGTTTACGCAAGTCGTACTTCATCATAAATTCAAGTGAGCCTTGATATCTATCCCAGGCTCTTTCGATTATTTCGATTAATGCACGAACATGCTCAACGCCAGCCTTATCGGTTACTTCAAGTATTCCGTTAAGTTCACTAAGTTTGTCTTCAAGAATTAAAGACCATGCTTTCATTTTTCCAGCAAGTTGAAATGCCTCTACTTCGGGTGGACCTAATGGTTCTGGTTCTCCAAGACGTTCAGCCAATGTAGCAAGTTCTTTTTTCATTTGAACTTGTACAGCGCTTTTAACGTGATTTATTGAAGTGCCAAAATGCCATTTACATCTTCCTTCACCAAAATGTTCCGTTCCCATTCCTGCGGTTTTGACACAATAACGTTCAAAACCTAGTTCTTTTAACTCTTTGTTTCTGAGTTTTGCCCCGCACTTGCCCTCAAGGGGCTTGGCACTACCCGGAATTTTATCATCGGGATAATGTTGCTCCCATAGTTCTTCATTTGTCATCTTCGCCTCCTTCTTTCCATAAAGACGATGTATCAACAACTATTGTTCCCCAGTTAATTGCTACATAGGGCAACGTATTTACAGTGGTGTGAAAACTAAGTGTTCTAGACATTTAATTCACCATCAAACCACCAAGACGGTAATTCCCACTCCGATGGAGTTCCTAACCTCACCATATGAGCACAAGGGTCTTGACCCTCTTCCCATGCTTGTTCCTCGGTCTCGTGCATAGGCATGCCATCATGCGTATTGCAAAACTGTTCCGTGCAGAAACCGTTTTCAATGCCATGCTTTAGCCATTCTTCGAAGTTCATCTCTTACCTTTGATTATTTACCAGCCACCACCACAACCGAATTGGTTAGGTACGTGTTCTGGAATGCCTGCTGCTGCTTGTATTTTTCTTGCGATAAAAACTTGTTGTTCAGGACTTGCAGCGTACAACGGCCCAAACAACTTTAATCCACCATAGTGTACCCAGTTGGTTTCTAATATTCCTAAACCACCTGAATAAATAGGACCCCTAGAATGCCACTTGCCACCAGTTTCACACTGTGCAACTTTTTGCCACTTATCCATAATGTCTGGAGAGACAAGTGGTGGTGGCACCATTGTTGGCAACGTTGTTGGCGCATCAATGTGCGTCAACGAAGGCGGTGCAACTGGTGGTGTTAGTAACGACGCAGGGTTCCAGGATGCCCCCATGTCTGTAGTTGTAGTTGTGGTTTGTGGTGCGTCTGCCGCGCTAGGCGTAGGCAATGTCGCACCTAGACCAAAACTACTAATGGACAAAAGAGCAATTGATAGATATTTCATCTATTCCCTTCTACTTCGACCCACAGTGAAGATTTTTCACTGGGCCAACGACGCTGGGGGAGTATTTAATTGCTACTTCCACAGCGTAGTTAAGTTCTTCTGGGCCTATTTCTTCGCAACCTTCAAGGTAGCCAAGTGAATAGGGGGAACCTGAACCAATCGCCAGATACGGCGATTCCATTTCAATCATCGCAAAGTCACCTTGAATGATAACCAATGGACGACCGGGCCAAGCGCAAAGAATTTCCATATCCTTAATGGATTCATCTTCGCCCTTAACCTCTTTAAGCATAGAGACAATAGTCTCCGGGCTTACTTTTCTTGCCTTTAACTTCGACAAGAGATTTATAACGCGCCAAGAACCGGCTGCGCCAATGATTCCGTTACCCGCATGAATAATTGCTTTTGGTGTGCGGGCAGCAAGTACCATGTCGTCATCGCTCGATGCCGAGTCATAGTACATCCAACAATCTGTTTCGTTTGTGTAAGCAACAACAACTGTCATTACATTAAACCTTTATCCCATGAACCTTCAACAAGCCACGTATTGTCTCTAACAATCTTGTCTGGCCAGTTTACACCAGATAGACGGTCGCCACGATAACGCTTTACATGAAGGGCAGTTGGGTCTCTATTGTCTTTGTAAAGAGATATTCCAATTTCGGGCCACGCCATCCAGCGTTGCGAACCCATTGGTGATAAATCTCTTTTTTCTCCCGGCTTACCTTTTGCAGCGTGATGCTCCATCATTAAGGCAAAACCGTACTTTGTTCTTAATTCATCAAGAACTGCCATCGCTTCATCAGCAGAGTCTTCATATGACTCACCACTAGTGCGACGGTACATCTTATAAATCGGCCCAATACAAACAAGTTGTGGGCGATGAAAAGCAATTTCTCTGTGCAACTCTGCTTTGTCAGAAAGACTTCTAATTTCTATTCCACCCGGCCTGCGAAAAAAACGAAGGCGCTCTGCGTCAAACGTTGGGTTATCAGAACCAACATCACGCGCTCTAAGCATGTTCATAAATGGAATTGAGGTTTGCGTAATCGCCTGCGTTGGGTTTTCAAGGTCAATAATCAACGCACGAATAGGTGGAATTTTTTGGTGACTAAACGGGTGATAACCCTGTGAAGCCGTTGTCGCAATAGTTCTAAGTAGTAACGACTTACCAGCACCTTCTTCAGCAACAACAATTGTTCTGTAGTCTTGGTGCATCATTCCTGGAATAACAACCGGAGCAATAGCCTCTGCCCTGTCAGCAAGTTCGTAGATGGTAAGAGACTCTGGCTCTGAAGCATGAATGTTACCAACACCAGAAACCAACTTTTCAATACGTGCTGCTTCTTCAAATGGATTCATTCCAGTTTGAATACTGGTAAGGCTATTACCAAGGTCAATCATCATCTTTCGAGCAACACTGTGCTTGTAAACAATGGAAGCGTAATTAGAAACATTATGCGCTGAAGGTGTGTTCATTGCTAAAGAAGTCAATTTTGCAACAAGGTCATTGTTGTTCAACTCAGAAGCAACCGTTACTGGGTCAATTGGTATGCCAGACTTAAACAACCTTGCCATGACACCAAATACAGCACCGTGCATTGGACTATAAAAGTCCGAAGCCTGCACCATATCCGCGGCAACCATTACTGACTCTGCGTTTAAAAGCATCGAGCCAAGCAGAGATTCCTCTGCTATAAGGTCGTTTGGAATAAGCCTGTCACCCATTAGTTCCTATCCGTAAACACGTTTACCGCTTGCGGTATTTATTTTGTATACCCTACCATCAATGTCGACCAAACGACCTCTGTTATCCACTGGTCTTTCAAATCCGTTAATAGCAGGATTGTTTTGGTGTTCAACGCCATCGTTGTCAAACCAAAAACCCATCTCGTCGTATTCTTTGTAAATCTGAGCCGCAATAAGTTCCTCTGTCAAAAGTTTATAAGCGCCTTGTGAACTTATAGGAAGAAACTCACGCCATCTCTCGCTAGGCCCAAAAAAAGTTTTGGCGTAAAGAGTAAACGTTTCGTCCTTACCAACACGAGACTCAGAGTATTTCTTCGTTGCAAGTAACAAATCCTCTTTTAAAGCGCCTTTGTTTAGGCTTGCACAGTAGGCCTTGTATCCGCCTATCTTGTTGTCTCGACGTGGATAGATACGCCACACAACTTCAAAGTCCTCAGAATAGTCATTCTTCTTGTTAACTTTTTTCGAAGATATATCTTTCATTAATGTTCTTTCATTAATGTTCTTTAATGGCTCACCAGTGGTGGGTAGGGGGGTACTCACCGGTGGGTAGGGGGGTACCCAGTCTTGGGTAGGGGGGGTACCACTGGTGGTGAGGGGGTGTGGCCATAAATAATAAAAAGAACTGGCCTGAGAACCATCTTCACGGTGGCGGTCAACTGCTTTTACTGCACTAATGCTTTCTAATTCTGAAATGGCTCTAGTAATGCTATTGGGACTACAGTGAAGTCTATTGGCTAAGTGCTTTCGACTTGGCCAAGCGGCTTCGTTAGCGCCAACGTATCTGCTAAGAACTGCAAAAAGTCGAATAGCGCGTTCGCTAATCTCTGCGTCAAGTATCCATTCAGGAACAACTGCATATCGATAGCCAACAACATCTGTCATTGGCGACCCTTATCCACTAGGTCCTTAATAAGCCCATCCATTACGCTTCCTCCTCCGTCTACATCAATACCGTCAGTCACGGCACTGATAACCCTCTTCTTACTCTGTAGTAAGTCGTAAATTGTCTCATCAATAGTGTTGGGGGCTAAAAGATACCACGCCGTAGCACCATGCATGTCATTTACACGACCGTAGCAACGGCTTGCACACTGTTCGTGTATAGCCGGAGTCCAACCAAGTTCACAAAATACTACATCACTAGCAGCAGTCAATGTCAAGCCTTCTGACGCTGCGGTCATATTAGCCACAAAAACACGACATTTTGGGTCATTTTGGAACTTATCGACTGCTTCTTGGCGGTCTTTTACAGATACACCACCACGAATTTTTACAGCAACGTCCTTATAACGGTCATATAAATGCTCTACAAAATCAATATGTTCTGCAAAGACAATAACTTTTTCACCGTCACTTGACTCAAGAAAGTTGTCTATCCATTGAGTAGCAGTGTCATACTTAATCTTAGACACAACATCACGAAGCGCGGTGATTCTAACAAGGCTTTCGGAGCGCTCTAAACGTATTCTTTTTTGCCAGTAAGCATCGGTTCCGTCACTACCTTCTTCGTTGGCTAATTCTTCCGCTCTGCGGGCAAAATACTCAACAACGTCCGCCTCTACCTCTTTGTACCTTTTAACGCCCTCAGGGGCAATTGAGAGGTATTGTAGGGCATTGCGTAGTTCGGGCAGTTCGGTATAAACATCGGATTTAAGTCGGCGGACAAAACAAAGTTCCCGTAGGCGCTTATTTAGTTCCATAGTGTTCAGCGCCATGTTGCGCTTTGGTGCGTAGCGGTTCTTAAAACGCCAGGCCCCTCCGAATTTATCTAGATTTCCGACTGCCTCTAGTTGCGGGATAAGTTCATCTGGTCGGTTCGTAATCGGCGTTCCAGTTAGAAGCAGAACAAAGTCTTTAGGTCCAAGGGACTTAGCCAGTCTCATAACGGCTGCAGTTCTTTTTATAGACCAAGTTTCCTCGGGGGAAGAAAAAGTATTACCGCACGCAGCGCAGGAGCGTGCATTTGCACGCACACTGGTCTTACACTTTGCACAACGATGAGACTTCTTGCCATTTTTTATGGCGTGGGATTCATCTACAATTAAAGACTTAAAACTATGCTCAAATATATCATCTAAACGTTCATAGGAAATATCATAATTAACTACTATAACGTCAGTATCTTCTATGGTTTTGGACTTGGTTCCACTCAGGATTGATACCCTTAAATTTGGAAAAAATTTTTGAACTTCCCTCTGCCAGTTCAGTTTAAGTGTATTGGGACACACAACGACTACTGGAAAAGCGTTCTCTAAAGCAACTGTGGCTATTGCTTGTGCAGTTTTACCTAGGCCGGGTTGGTCACCGATGATTCCCTTGCGCACTTTTTGCATGTACGCTACGCCCGCCCTTTGATATGGCAGTAAAGGTATTGCAATGCCAGGTATGTCTATTTCAGCGTCCTGCGCCTCGGAAGCATTTCGCATCTTCTCTGCGTCTTTTGATATCTTTCTTGCTTGCTTATCAAGTTCTGGAGATATAGATAGTTTGTATTGTACTGCAAACGCCAGTACTTCTACTACATTATCTATAGATGTTCTCCACAATTTAAGTGACCCGTCCCATTTTATGCTGGGAACAAACATACGAATTGCTTCAATCATTTGTGGGTTGTATTCAAACCTTATAATGACCTCACCTATTTCTAGGTCAGCAATAACTTGATAGTCTTGCCCAATCTCAGAAAATGATGATATCTCGTAATAGGTTTTGTAATGGGTCTCAAGTTCTGTAGGAAGTATGATGTTGTATCTGTCGGCAAGTGCTTTTACCATTGGAAGAGAAGAAAGCGGAAAAGAATTTGTCTTGGTCGAGTTGTTCCAGCGACGACCATCTATTTGACGGCAGTCTTCAACAAACCCATTGCTAAAGCGGCACACAATATGTATTTCGCCTTTTTCAACGTACGCGTAGTTCTTTGCTACGAACGAGAAGTTTCGTTTCATGGCGACAGCCTAATGCATCGGTCAAGTCTTGTCAAGCGTTGATTTGAACATTTGTTTATGCTACAGTTCGTGTTATGTCCGTAGGAGGAAAAATGGCAAAGAAGTCATCGTCCAGAAACTCACTTGATTCAATCATTGATGAGATTAATAAACAATTTGGCGTAGGTTCAATCATGCGCCTGAACGGGGATGATGTTGTTCCTGTTGAAGTAATACCAACTGGAATTCTTCCACTTGACATTGCCCTTGGTGTCGGTGGTTTGCCTAAGGGTCGCATTATTGAAATGTATGGACCGCCTTCAAGTGGTAAGTCAACATTGTCATTGCACTCAATTGCAGAAGCACAAGCACTTGGTCTTGTTTGCGCATACATTGATGTTGAACATGCATTTGACCCTGTGTATGCAACGGCAATTGGTGTTGATGTTGGCTCTTTAATTTTTACTCAACCAAACAATGCTGAGCAGGCTCTTGAAATGGCTATTCGTTTAGTTGGTAGTGGAGAAATATCAATTGTTGTTATTGACTCTGTTGCTGCTTTGGTTCCTCGCGCCGAACTTGAAGGCGAAATGGGTGATGCACACGTTGGCCTTCAGCCAAGAATTATGGGTCAAGCACTTCGAAAGATTATTGGTGCCGCGTCAAAGACGGACACCATTGTTATCTTTATCAACCAGTTGCGCGAGTCAATTGGAAAGATGTATGGGCCAAGTGAATACACACCTGGTGGAAAGTCACTTGGTTACGCCGCTTCTGTTCGACTAGACATTCGCCGTATTCAAACTATTAAAAAAGGAGAGGAAGCAACTGCTAACCGAACTCGTGTAAAAGTAGTTAAGAACAAAGTTGCTGCACCGTTTAGGCAAGCAGAGTTTGATTTGGAATATGGTGTTGGTGTTCCAAAAGCAAACGCACTTCTGGACTGTGCAATTGACTTTGGCGTGCTTCGCCAATCAGGAGCATGGATTTATTATGAAGGCGAACAATTTGCCAACGGACGAAACAAAGCCAAGCAAAAAATTGAAGAGTCACCGGAACTCTACAACCAAATTTACAAGCAAGTTATTTCAATGATTAATGATTTGCCAGAAGGAGATATCAATGTCGAAGACCAAGAATAACAACAACTTAAACAGAAAAATTGTTAACGAAGAACTCGTTGTTAAGTCTGTAAGGCAGTGGTACAAAAAGAACACCTTTGGACCCAGTTACCGAGATTTGTCAAAATTAACTGAATTGTCAGTCGGAACGGTGTACAATATTTGTCACGACCTGAGAGAAGCGGGCGTGTTACAGTTCCAAGATAGTGTCGCAAGGACAATTAAATTAAAGAAAGAGTGAGCATGAAAGACGTAAGGATAATTCCTGTCTGGGATAAGACGGAAGAAGAGTGGTTAGAAATTCGCAAAGGTGGTATCGGTGGTTCTGATGCCGGAACTATTTGCGGAGTTAACAAGTACAAGTCACCGTATGCGTTGTGGACAGAAAAAACAAAAATTGTTCCAACAACGTTTACCGGTAACGACGCAACTAAATGGGGTCATCGTTTAGAACGTGTTGTTGCTGAAGCGTATGCAGAGGATTACAACAAGGCGGTAGTTGAATGGCCTGTAATTATTTGGTCAGAGCGACCTGGGCAAGAGTTTATGTTTGCCAACCTTGACTTTTTAATTGTTGACCCTAGTGATGAATTCCCCGCCGGTGAAGTTCAAACATGGCGTTTTGAATACGAACCACCAGGCATACAAGGAATCCTTGAAGTAAAAACTGCTGGCATTGCCTCACCAGGTTCATTAGGTGCTTGGGCTAACAATGGTATTCCACAGAGTTACATGCTTCAGGGGTACCACTATGGAGTTGTTGCTGATATTAAAGACATAACTTTTGCAGCACTTGTTGGTGGTCAGGGACTTCAAGTTCGACACATGGAGTGGGACGAAAAAGTTGCGGAGAATTTAATCATTCTTGAAGAACGTTTTTGGGAACAAGTAACGCTTGAAGTTGCCCCCGAAACCGATGGTAGTGAAGCAACTGAATCTGCTCTTAGTGCAAGGTATCCTCGCCACGAAGAAGGCAAGGGTATTGAAGGTGGCGAAACACTTCAGCAACTTTGGAACGAATTTAGTGCCGCTAAAGAAGCCGCAGAAATTGCCGATACACAACGCAAATCACTTCGTGCCAAAATCCTTGAGATGATTGGCGATGCTGAATTTGCCACTGTAAATGGTACTGCTATTCTTTCTTACAAGGCTAGCAAGGGCGTTGAATCCCTAGATACTGACCGACTCAAGAAAGAAATGCCTGAAATATGGGAAGAATTTAAGAAAGTCCGCAATGGCTCAAGGGTTCTTCGAGGCATTAAATAATGGTGCTTGACACCCAAACCAATTACCTGTACAATAATTACACCAACGAATCAACCTTTAAGAAAGGAACCCAAAATGAGTAAAAGCAGTGAGATAAATGAATTAGCAACAGCGCTCGCTAAGGCACAAGGAGAATTCTCTGCAGTGCCTAAAAGTTCTGTTAACCCGTTCTTCAAAAGCAAGTACGCACCACTACCAGAAGTAATGGCAGCAGCAGTACCAATTCTTTCTAAGAATGGTCTCTCTATTAGTCAATTTATTGGCGTAGATGTTGATGGTCGTGACATTCTCACGACATACCTCATGCACACGTCAGGCCAATACATTTCTCAAGACATGCGTTTGCACCTTGGTAAAGATGACACTAGTCAGGCATTAGGTTCAAGCGTGACATATGCTCGTCGTTACCAAATTCTAGCCGTTTGTGGCATGGTCCAAGATGAGGACGACGATGGTAATGCTTCTACGCAGTCTTCAATGCAATCTGCTCCAAAGGCAAAGCCAGCAGAACAAAGTCTTAGTGGTGCAATGACAAAGGCAGTGGGAAACACTACTGGTCTTGCAACGGAAAATATGACCAAAATGATTTGGGCTATTTGCCACAAGAGTCTTAACTGGGATGACGGTCAAATGTTTGACGAAGTTGACAAAATTGTCGGTCACCGTGTTGAGAAGTTGACAGACCTTACATATGATGAGGCTCAGTCAGTAATTAAAAACCTGAAGTTACTTCAGGGGAACTAGAGAAAGGGATTCAATTATGGATTCGACAATTACCGTATCAGGCAATCTCACACGAGATGCAGAACTTAAGTTTACTGACAGTGGGCTTGCCCGAGTTAGGTTTGGACTTGCTTCAACACGTCGTGTAAAAGAAAAGGAAACAACTTCTTTTTATGATGTTGTAGCCTTTGGAAAAACGGCAGAAAACGTACACGCTTCATTGGTCAAGGGTAATGGTGTAATCGTTACTGGTCGACTTGAAGTTCGTAATTACGACAAGCAAGACGGAACCAAGGGAACGGCAGTTGAGGTTGTAGCAGACGAAGTAGGAGCACTTCTTCGATACGCTACGGTTTCTATTGCAAAGAACCCTAAGGCTACTGAACCTTCTACATTTTCTCGCCCTGCAGAAATGGAATACGAAGAGTTTTAATGTCTGACGGAATCAATTACTCGTTACCGCTTAGTTACCAAAACATAGAAGACGCGATGCGTCACGCTATTAAGCAAATGAATGAATTAACAAAAGATTTTGCGGTGACGGCGGACGAGTATGGTTCCAAAGAAGCCACCTTTAAAGTTGCTTTTGCCAAAAGTCGGCTTATGGCAAGAGTTAGCAATGATTATGAAGGTAAAAAAATGACCGCCGATTTAGCGGAGGATATCGCAACGGTCGAAACCGAATCTGAACGAATGGCTATGGAAGCGTCAAAAGCAAAACACGATGCCGCTCGCCAAGCCCTTATGTCAGTTCGAAGTAGATTAGAAGCCCTTAGAAGCCTTATGGCTTCCTACCGAGATATAGGAGCATAGCAATGTCTTACGATGCAGAAATGGCAGAATACGTTCTTGAACTAGAGCGTAAGGTTGCAAAACAATCAGCACGTATTGAGCAACTTGAAGAACAGTTAAAGGTATCGCACCGTTTAATTGGTATTCTTGATACTCAGCAGCAACACGTTGATTTTTAGTGGAGAGAAAAAAACCACTTAAAGCCAAAAAAGGTTTAGCAAAAAAAACAATACTACACGCGCGGAGTTCTTTAAAAAGCAAAAAGGGGCTAACAGCGAAATCAACGCTGAAGCCCCGCTCCAAAAAAATGCAGGAAACTTACAAAAAGCGTTCGGCTTTTGTAAAACAATTCCTTTCTATTTATCCACACTGTCAAGCAAGGTGGGATGAAAACTGCTACACTATCTCTGTTGACGTACACGAAATAATTCCTCGTGGCGTAGGCGGGAAAATAGTAGATGATAATTGGGACAATTTTCTTGCCGTGTGTCGTTACTGTCACCGACAAATTACAGATAATCCATCTGAAGCACAAGAAAGAGGTCTCCGGAAGTGGTCCTGGGAAAAATAAATCATTATGTTGAACTTACACCCAACACCACAGCGAATAAATATGAGGCCCGATGTAAATGCGGTTGGCAAGAAAACTCATTAGAAAGACGTGATGCGCTAGCAAAATCTTATTTGCACATTGGCGAGGCTCTTGCCGAATGATAAATGAACAAGAACAATTTCGCGCTATGGAATTTAGTTATAGCGATTATGAAGCAGCAGAATTTGTAAATTTTTTTTGGTCTACAAAACCTAAGTTTTATGAAAACGCAAACTGTTCTAACTTAGGGTTTGATTACTTCTTCCCCAAAAAGGGCCAATCAAATTATGCAAAACGCGCAATTGAAATTTGTATGGGTTGCAGTGAACGTTTTATTTGTCTTAAATATGCAATGGAACAAAAACTTGAAGATGGCATATGGGGTGGAACAACCCCAATGCAACGTCAAAGGTTGTGGTCAGAAAACGTTACAGTGGAGGAAGCATGGAAAAATCTAGAATAAAGAAGTTTTTGTTGCTAGTGCTCTTTGTTTTCGTACTTCTTTAGCCCTTGTTTCATACTTTGCGTCGTAGCGACAAGTAAGATGAACATTGTCTAAATCTTTGTATCTCTCATCAGTTGTTGACTGAGGACACAAATCACCGCACATAATGCAAGGAACCCAAGTAACGCCTTTGTAGTTACCTTTGTACGCCCGTTTCATTTTTTGAACAGTAGACGTGTTCATAGGTTCTTTGTTTCGTTTCATATCGGTATTTTTCATTAGAGGATTTGTAGGTCGCTCCAACCAAAAAGACCGCAACCAGTGCCTACAAGCAAAGTAAGCATGCCTGGGGGGCAGTTGCTTCCTGTGGTGCTTGTAAACCATTTTGAGCCACCATCGGCAGCAGGGGACATAAACACTTGACGACCCGTAGCACTTGAGGCTACAAAGTGGTGAAGGTGTCCGCAGAATAAAATATCAGCCTGTGCAATTGGTTGACGACCCATTGCTTGACCAAGCCACCATGATTCAATCTTTCCAATAGAACCGTTAGTCTTTGTCCAATTCTTATTAGAACCGTGACGAAAACTGTGACCGTGGGCAAAACCACAAGTAACACCAGAGATATCCAACGTCATTGTAAGGTCTTCAGCAATAGCACCAAGAGGAATCTCTACGTTGCCGTAACGTTCTTTATTGTGACTAATTATTTCTGCAACGCCATCAAAAATAGCGAGGTCATCGTTATCGGTCCATGTTGTGTAAGCCTTGCCCATTGAGTTACGGTTCTCACCGTGGTTCCCTGGAACAGAACCAAGAACAACGTTGTATCCTTCATCAACCATAAGGTCAACAAAACGCATAACAAGTCGTCGTGCCAAGCGCATTTGCTCTCGGCGGTCTAGGTCTGTATTAAAAGCCTGCATGTCATAGTGACCTGAGCATTGCTCAATAAGGTCACCGAGTCCAACACCATATACGGTATTGATTTCACGTCCGGTTTTCTTGAGGTCTTTAAGACGCTCAACAAGTCGGTCTTGGAATGTAATGATGCGTTCTGCAATCATTGGGCTTCCGCCACCTTCGTTTTTACCTGCCTGCCAGTCACTTAGAAGTACAAGCATTGAAGTGTTACCAGTTGGTTTTGTTTGCTTGCCAGGTTTTCTTTTGGCAACGCTCTTACAAAGTTCGGTAAGGTCTTCTGGTTCAACCACCTTTGGCTCAAGGCGGTAACGGTAAAATTCGCTAATATCTATTTTAGCCTTCGACACGGGGTTCCTCGTCCCTTATTTTTCGCAGCAGCAAGTGCCGCGTCGGTGTTCGCCAAGTGTTGTCCTTTTTACAGGAAAACCCCACTCTTCTAGAACTACCATGATTGTGGCCGTTTGTATTTCTTTGTTTGGCCTTGACAATGCGTAATTAAGTTTTTCCCATTGTTCTTTTGACAATGTGAGGGAACCAATAGAGCACTTTTTTGGTTTGTAAAATTCCGACAAATCTATTTTTGACACCGCTACACTCCTAGTTAATCCTCCGTTACAAAGATGTTACACGAGTGTAGTTTAAATGTCAAGCATTTAGTTAGCCCATCGGAAAGGTGGGGGCAAGAATTAGACATTCCCCCATCGCCCGAACCTTTGTTTTGGTTTGGTCGTGATTAACGTCATCACTTGGCTCACCCATAAATGAGTAAACCCATACACCATCTTCGTATTGGCTGGTGTCAATGCTTGCTACGTAAAGGCCAAGACCAATGCGCTTAATAACGTCACTAGGGTCACCAACGCCAAAAGTATAAGTCCACACAAATTGGTCCTGACCATTGATTTGAAAGCCAAACCAAACCTTGTCGGGGTCAATAATAGTTACATTATCTTGGGCTGTAAAAGGCATAGAGGTAAAGAACTGAACAGTTGTTCCTTGAACGTATGTATTTGCAATAAATGGTTTCATAATTTATACCTCTGGGTTAATGCCCAAGTAATTCAAAACGTCTTCCCAATTTCCTACATCCATAACTTTAAGTGTTGGACAAGTCGAATCCACCTCAACCGTTCCTGGCTGGGGTGTAAAGTAACGACTTCTAGGTCCAGAAAAAACTACTTCTTCACCATTGTTGGAGTAGGGGGAGAATGTTGCCATTTATTGAACTGGGCTTTCTTTAATTTCAAAAGCGTGATTTTTAGCCAAAATCATTGCACTTTCAAGGTTTTCCGAAAAAGAAATAACCTTTACATTTCCTGGATTGGTTCCATTAGAAATGATGTAAAGGTCGTAGTTGTGTAATTTTTCTACAAACATTTTTGTACCATTAGACACTTCTATGTAACGCAAAGAACGTTGATATTTATTTGCGTCTTTGTCCTTTGGAATGGACATTAATTCCCATTCGCGCTTTGGTTGTACAGGTGTTTGATTCTTTTTTAGTTTAAACATATTGTCCTCATCTATTTGTAAGATTTTTTTTGCCATTTTTTGCGGCGATACCAAGAACCTTGGTTGTAATCCTCTGTCCTAGTGCTTTCAACGCCAGCAATGTAAACGCCGTCTTTTTTCTTAGCAACCCAATCGGTTCTATTAAACGGAATAACTTGCATGAAAGGAGTGCCTTGAGGAATTAATCCTTCAAAACCTTTTTTAATATGAAATGGAAAGTTACCGCCGTGCATAACAAATGGTCCATCAACAATTCCTCCTGTTGTTACAAAAGGAAGGTCGGTGCGATTAATTGGGTGAATGCAAATTAAACTGTATCCATCTGGCAACTCAACGGCAGTCTGTGTTACCCACAAAAAGTGTTTGTCATCGCAACCTGCGGGTGTTGGCATTTTCCCGGTTTGACCAGGCGGACGTTCATCAAGAACCGGTGTTTGTGAATTCCAACGACCAACTGGCCCATTGGGTGTTTGTTCTATGTAAACATCAATGGGGGTGAGCAACATATAACCAGTTGTCAAAGCATCAACAAAAGGAATACAGTGTTTAACGCTTTTGGTTTCAGGTCCATCAAGACCTGGAACAAGCCGTGGCATTTCTTTGTACCAGTCTGGAACAACTCGGTTTGCTGGTTTAAGTAAATTTTCAGGGAATCCAGTAGATGATTCAAAGTAAAGAGTTTGTGGTGGTTGACGTTTGTTAAACATTATTTATACGTTTTCTTTTGCCACTTACGACGACGATACCAAGAACCCTGGGCATAGTCTTCGTTGGAAGTATTTTCAATACCCTTTCCCCATGTTCCTTCAACGCGTTTTGATTTCCAGTCTTCACGTAAAAACGGTATTACCTGAATGATGGGGGTTCCTTTGGGAATGAGTCCTTCAAATCCTTTTTTTACATAAAAAGGAACATTGCCTCCATGAACAACAAATTCACCATCAGCAACGCCAGAAAGAGTTATAAAAGGAAGGTCGAATCTATTTAAAGGGTGAGTATAAACTGCACTGTAACCTTCTGGTATTCTCACTGCTGCTTGTGTGGTCCAAACTAAATGTTCTTCGTCATAGCCTTCTGGCGCTGGCATTTTTCCCGTTGCCCCAGGTGGCCTGTTGTTAACAGGCATAGTATTGCCTGAGTATCGAGCAGAGGGACCATTAGAAGTTTGTTCAATGTAAACATCTTGACCAAGGGCAATGTAATAACCAATAGTAAGAGCATCAAGAAATGGAATGCAGTGTTTAACCGATGGATTTTCACCCATCACCGTCATCACTTCTCTTGGTATTTCTTTATACCATGCAGGAACCGCATTGAGCATTGGCTTAACGGTTTCTTTTGACGTTTCAGGCTGCTCTTCATATTCAAGCACCTTAACATCTTTGCTAAAGGGCTTTTTTAACATTAAAGTTCTACGGGTGCAGCAGGTGCGGTTTGCCATTTGCCAATTGGGCAAAAAGCATTAGGAAGTTTTACTTTCTCAGTCATAAAACAACCGCATTATTTACAGGTGTTTACAACTTTGCGAAGTTTAGGACATTCTTTGCAAATAGCAAAACGTTCTTCGGCAACACTTTCTGTTACTCGACCAATGTTCTTGTTTAAAAGGTCCCATGGACGTGCTGGGCGTTGTTCGTCAGGCGTTGTTTCGATTAATTCGTTTACTGTTTCTGAAACAGCGTCAACTTGACCTGCTTTAAATTTTTCCCAAGGCGTTAATTTACGTTCCTCACTCATTTTTATTCCTTTTCTAGTGGCGGAACAACTTCTTGACTTGAAGGTTGTGCAAGAATAGTTCCATCTTGTTGTACAAATTCACCGGTTTCGCTGTTGTAAAGCGTTTGACCAACAACAATTCCTTCAATACCAGTTGATTTAACAATAAGCGGTTTGCTTAAAAGAATTGCAGCAAGGCGGTCTTGACACCAAATTTGGTCTTGAACAACATCGTCAATTACAAAAGCAATTGCGTGCGGTGGCAAATCTGCTGGTGGGGTTGCTGGTCCCGTTGGTTGGTCTAACATATTTATCCTTTATTCTGGTGCAACAAACGTTGAACCGTCTGGGTTTGTAAAAGTTTTTGTGGCAGCATCGTATGTGCATTGTTCTGGAACAAGCGATGTTGCCTTTTGTGCATCTGAACCAAGGTTAACAATTGTTGGGTTGCTTGTCAATACGGCATGCATCCTGTCTGTTGTACCTATAACGTCCATAACCTTGCCATCAATGACAAGTGCAACAAATCCTGTTGCTTCTGTAGATGGTTGTGTCTGGTCTGACATTTTATTCTCCTATTGTGCTGTAAATGGCCCTACTTGTGATGCTTGAGATGTTCCACCCGGCACCAAAATTATACCAACACCAGAGCCTTTAGTGCCAGTATTTGTTGAAGAAACCGTAGCATTTGACGTAGTTGCAGCGGTATCGCTATATCCAGTTGCGGTAACATTATTACCACTTGTAGTTACACTAACTGCATTTATACTAGGTGTATTACTATATGCAACAACCGCTGCGCTACTTGCAACCGTTGTAATAGTAGATGAAACGTTTTTAATAAGGTTTAAAACCCAATTCCATTGAGTACTATAGTTTGGTGAAGTTGTACAGCAGGAATTTGAAGCGCAGTTGTTTGAACCCGTGCAACATGCGCTTGAGGCACAGTTGTTTGAACCCGTGCAACAGGCGTTGTACGCACCTGCGTAGTTTGACCCGGTGCAACAAGCGTTGTACGCACCTGCGTAATTAGCGCCTGTGCAACAAGCGTTGTATGTACAAGTGTTTGAACCTGTGCAACAAGCGCTTGAGGCACAGTTGTTTGCTCCAGTGCAACAAGAGTTGTATGTTCCGGCATAGAATGTTGCACCACAAGTTGCGCTGTATGTGCAGTTTGAAGAACCCGTGCAACAACCGCTGTAAGTGCAAGTGTTTGTACCATAACAACAAGAACTGTAAGAACCTGCGTAGTTTGACCCGGTGCAGCATGTACTGTAAGAACCACCGTATTTACCAGAAGCACCGCATTTTGATGAAGTAGTGCAGTTGTTAGATATACCACATTTTGTAGAAGCACCACAAGTATTTGCTCCTGTACAACAACCACTTGATACGCAGTTGTTTGAGCCCGTGCAACAAAGGTTTGGTGAACCACCAGAATAAGCGGCACCACAAGTAGCACTTGCAGAACAGTTATTTCCACCAGTACAGCAGGCGTTATAGGCGCAGTTGTTTGAACCTGTGCAACATGCGCTTGAGGCGCAATTGTTTGACGCTCCGCAAGTGCTACTTGATGCACAGTTGTTGGCAGCACCGCAAGTGGCACTAGGAGAACAACTGTTTGCGCCAGTACAACATGCGTTGTAGGAGCAATTATTTGCGCCTGTGCAGCATGCGTTTGCGTTACATGAGTAACTAGAAATGTAAAGCGATGTAGAACCTGATGAAGCAGCAGCCCACCAGTCATTAGCCCCAGATTGCCAGAAAACAATTCCACTTCCAGAAGGTGCTGATTGAACGGTTGCGGTTACGTTTTGATTGTATGGCGTTGTGGCAAATGGGTAACTTGAAGCAGCGGTTGCAGTAACGGCAACTCCGCTGTTTGAGTACCACGTACCGTTTGTCTGTGTCCAGACGTTTCCTGTTGTGGCGTTACCCAAAGAACCAGATGTTGTACGCGCAAAAGTGTCTTTAATTTTAACACCGAAATTGCTTATAAAACCGTAGGCCTGATTAGAAAGGCCGCTAAATGTATCTCTTAATGGTGCCATTAGAGTTTCTCCATAACGTATTGAACTTCTTCCTCCACTGTCAATCCGTTGACAATGTGAATTCCTTTAAAGCAAATTGGGTCTTGCCACAAAGCATTTGTATCTTTGTAACGACTTTCTTTTATTCTGTCTACCCAAACAAGAACATCTGGCTCCCCAAAAGCCAAACGAGTTTCAAAGGTGGGACAAACAAAATCAACTACAACATCAAAACCTTGATTAGAAATAATGCGAGCCATTTCTCCAAGACGACGTGCTTGTTCAATCCTGTCGTTCATTGAAAAACCAAGGTCAGAATTTATGGTTGCTCTTATTTCATCGGCGTTTAAATGAATAGCATTAATGCGTTTTTTAATGCCATCAGCAAGGACTGTTTTACCAGCGCCGGGAAGACCAATAATTTGAATAATCATTCTCCACCGTTCCAAAAGAGTGATAAATCATTGTAAATTCTGCAATCAATATTATTAAGTTCTTGTAGTTCTTCTATTTCAAGACTGGTTAAATAATTGTAAAGTTCTAACGATATTGGATTTTCATTGCGCAATTCGTTAGAACCAGGAACAACGCTGTGCTGTGGCATTTCAAAATATTTATACATTTTGCTAACAATTTTGTTAACATTTGAAGCAATCATTTGCGTGTCGCGAATAAAAAACTCAAACGACTTGATTCGTTCAATTGCCAAGTCTTCGTTTACGTTTTCGTTTTTAAAAAACTCGTAATCTGTTTCAAACATGTATTCATTTGAACCAGAGTAAAGAATGTTTTTTGTTTGATAGTTTTTTAAATAACTTTTATTTTTTTCAACCCATGAAAGAAAATCATTTGCTGTAAGTTTTTCTACAGGAATACGACCTATTTTTATCAAATAAGCATAATGACTTATTGTCCTTTTTACTGGTTCACGCCAAGAAGAAATAACATATGAACTTGGTTTGACGGGCGTCCATCCATGGTGAGAAGTTTCTTCATATATTTTTACGTGTCCCCTAAGGGCGTTAACTATCTCTTCTCGAACCCAATGTCCGCCAGTTTTAGCAATGTGCAGATGATAAATCTCGTCCTTTTTTACCATTGTTATTTTTAGAACTTGGCCAAACTTGCAAAGATTGTGTAGGTTGATGCTGCTGTTTTAATAATTGTAAACGAATAAATGTCCGGAACGCTAGCATTTCCAGCAGCGGGGGCAGAGCCACCCTGCCAGTACGTAGTTACACCAGTTGCGGTTCCATCAATTTGAACCGCCGTGCAATAGTAAGCAGTGGCGCCTTGGTTAACAATAACGGTAGCCGTAATGGATTGGTTTGTTGAAAGAAGCGTGTTAAGTGTTACACCTGAAGTTGAGGCAAAGTTAAACACAAAATTTGTTGTTTGTGCCGCGGCGGTGTTGTAGTACAAAGCACCGTTTGTGGTCAAGTAGAAGGTATTAGATGAACTAAGAGCAGAATTACTTACGGTTGCTGCTTCTACAGGTGCCGTTAGGACAACGTTTGTGGTGGCGGCTGAGTAACCTTGGTTTCCTTGGTTACCTTGGTATCCCTGGTTTCCTTGATTGCCTTGATATCCCTGTGGTCCTTGTGAACCAGTTGTTCCTTGTACGCCTTGGAAGCCTTGGTTTCCTTGAGGACCCTGGTTACCTTGCGTTCCTTGATTACCCTGTGAACCGGTAAGTCCTTGAACACCTTGAGCACCAGTAGACCCTTGAGAACCTGTTGAACCTTGGTATCCTTGAGGGCCTTGAGAGCCAGTAGTACCTTGTGCTCCTGTGGTTCCTTGAGCACCTGTCGAGCCTTGCGAACCAGTAGCACCTTGGCTACCTGTTGCACCTTGGCTACCAGTTGCGCCTTGCGCACCTGTCGAACCTTGCGCTCCAGTGTTTCCTTGTGGACCCTGTGAGCCAGTTGAACCCTGATATCCTTGTGGACCTTGTGCACCATCAGCACCAACGTATCCTGCGGTTCCTTGGTAACCTTGTGAGCCTTGAGCACCTGTTGAGCCTTGCGCTCCGGTAGCACCTTGTGAGCCCGTTGCGCCCTGCGCTCCGGTGCTTCCCTGAGAACCTGTTTGACCTTGGTAACCTTGAGTTCCTTGTGCACCCGTAGAACCTTGAGCACCAGTAGCACCCTGACTTCCGGTTGCGCCTTGGTAACCTTGGTTTCCTTGCGCTCCAGTTACTCCCTGTGTTCCAGCAGAACCTTGAGCACCAGTTGAACCTTGAACGCCTTGTGTTCCTTGCGTTCCTTGCGCTCCGACATTTCCTTGAAAACCTTGAGGCCCTTGCGAGCCGGTTGAACCTTGTGCTCCAGTATCTCCTTGCGGTCCAGCAATACCAACTGCACCGTCTAGGTTTACTTGCCAACTTGCAAAAGTTCCTGAACCTGTCTTGTTATCTTTAACAAAGACAAGTACGCCAGTTCCAGAATCGTAAGATATAACAGTTCCGTGTTGGTGATGAGTATCATCATATGCAACAATAATTGATTGAGCAGAAGAGTAAGAAAGATTAGTTCCAACCGTAATTGTTTGACTACCACTTGTCCCTAATGTAAATGAAGTAGTAGAAGTTGTTTGGTACTTATCTCCATTAATGCCTTGGTATCCCTGGTCGCCTTGATAACCCTGAGGCCCTTGATTTCCCTGATAACCTTGTGCTCCTGTAGTTCCTTGAGAACCATTTGCTCCTTGAGTACCAGTACTACCTTGGACACCTTGATATCCCTGGCTTCCTTGAAGTCCTTGATTGCCTTGTGTACCTTGTGAACCTGTAGAACCAGTTGAGCCTTGTGCTCCGGTTGCGCCTTGGTAACCCTGGTTACCCGTAGCACCTTGCGTTCCATTTGTTCCGGCGGAACCCTGAGAACCCTGAGAACCTGTGTCTCCTTGATACCCTTGATAACCACGAGCACCTTGAGCACCCGTAGAACCTTGCGAACCAGTGCTACCCTGTGCGCCTGTGTCTCCTTGAAATCCTTGCGAACCAGTAGAACCTTGATATCCCTGATATCCACGGTTACCTTGATAACCTTGAGCACCAGTTGTGCCCTGCACGCCCTGTGTACCTTGGACGCCCTGAGTCCCTTGAGGTCCCTGGGCTCCAACAACTGCGGTTACCCATTCGGCACCGTTGTAGTACATAAGTTGTGTCATTTTAAATCCTTAGATTGTTGAAAAGTTTTCAAGAATTAATAACCCAAGTTTTTGAGTCATAGTTTAAACGGTAAAAGGTGTCGGGAATAAACGAAGGCTTCCCAAAATCAGTAATTGGTGTTACGTCTGTATCAATCCAGGTTTCTGTGTTGTAGTTATAGCGAAGTGGCCCATTTGTTTTTGGATACTCAGGAGTTATTTTTGCAAAATTAGGCAAGTATTGAGATTCAGGAAGCAATATTTTTGCGGCTTCTATAATTTCATTAATGGTCATTCTGTTCCATTTAGTGTCAGGGTCTTTTGAACGATACGTTCTTTTTTCTAATGCCTCATTCATATATGGAGCAACTTGACCACTTGCATTTATGTGATTATCAGCGCAATAAAAATTCATTTGTGCGCTTTGTTCGGTTTGCAAAAATGCAAGAATTGAACCTGAGCCTGGATATTTACTAGCCCATGCTTGGCTCCAATGAAAAGGTTCACCTATGTTAGTTACTTCATAATAAAAAAGAACTGAACAAAGTTCATCTGTAGCACTAAAAGACAACATTAATTTAGGATTTAAATAATCGTTTTTTAATGATTCATTTAATCCGTACAAAGCAGTAAAGAAAAAAGGGGTTTTTGATTCATCTGCATTAATTTTTTGTTCGTTTAACAACGAAGTTTTATATAACTCTAAAGAATTGTTTGTTGGGTTTTGTATGTAAACCGCATATCCACCGGAAGCAATAAAATTGTCAATTTCAATAAAAGGTTTGTATGTTGCTTGAGTCATTTAATTACCCTCTTTCCATGGATTATAGTAAACAACATTATTTTCAGAATCCCATTCTATACCTTTTTGAGGTAAAAAATTTTTAAATATTATTGGTTCTGGTTCTGGTTCTGGTAAAACTGGGTCTGGAACAAGTGGGTTTAATTTAAACCAAGTTTGACTTTCTTCATCCCAAAGCCAACCAGTCGGTGCTGGAATTGGTACTGGAGGAATCCACGCGTTGTCAATTAAAATCCAAGAAGGATAAGGTTGAGGAAAAATTAACCAAGAAAGAGTTGATTCATCCCATATGGAAGAAGTGTTAATTGGTTTTGGTATTGGCGCAACCCATGTGTGTGTTGTTTTGTCTAAAACCCAAGAAGCAAAAGGAGAGGGTGTATAAAAAGCATCGGCTTCGTAATCATAAAAAAAACCAATACCAGCATAATTGTACCTTAATGCTTCTTCTCCATCTGGCAAAAGAGTTTCAGGGTCAAAATGTACATTTCCTCTTGTGTTGTAAGAGGTTTGTATCCAATCACCTTCAGTATTTTTTTTTAATTCTTCTATAGTTGTTGTATCATTATTGTTAATTTTAATTACATTAACAACTTTATTATCTATAACATGTGCGTAGTGTGCCATAATTAAACTGTCCAAGTATATGTGTCTGTAAATGACCATTGATAAAATTTACTATTTACATTACCATTTACAGTAGTAAGATAATCATTATAATAAGAAGCATCAGTCGGTGGAAAACCATAAGTCCAATAAGTGTCATTATGCGCAGCAGCACCAGCGGTTGGTTGATTTATATATACCGAAGAAGAGGGTCCTGCTCTGTCTGGAATTAAAAGAACCATTTTTCCAGAGGCTCCACTACCGCAACCGTTGTAGCCGCCACCACCGCCAGAGCCAAAACCACTTCCATTATAGCCGGTAGTCCCACCACCTCCTAATCCACCTGACCTACTGGCGGTATTGTTTTGGTCCATAGAGTACCCAGCCCCGCCGCCACCACCATAAACATTAAGTCCATTAGAATCATAACCAAATAAAAGATAATTAACAAAACCGTCGCCACCTTTTCCTGGTAGATTTGAAGTAGATGAATAAACAGAATTTTTGTCAAAACTATCGATTGTTGTACCGCTTGAGCCAGTGCCACCGTTGGTGGAAGAAACATTTCCATTGCTGTCTTGACCAAGTCCTGTGTGTTGCCAGCCACCACCACCACCACCGGCGTAACCATAGGTAGTTTGTCTACCAGAACCTCCTGGTGCCCCTTGTGTCGTAATGCTTCCATAATAAGTGGATGTAGCGCTTCCACCTGAAACAACTGTGTTAGTGGTTCCAACAAATGAACCACCGCCGCCGCCAGAACCACCGTTATTACCAGGACCAAAAGCACCGCCCCCGCCCCCGCCCGCAGCGGTGTAATTAGTTACAGTAGCCTGGGCCGTGTTATCATAAATGTAAGTGTTTCCACCGTTAAAACCGTTATTACCGTTTACCCCCGGACGTCCAGGGCCACCTGCACCTATATAAACTGTGTAACTATGACCTTTTATAAGTCTTAAATAAAGCGTTGTTTGAACGTCAGTACTGGCAGCACCCATGTTATAACTTCCTACACCACCACCGGCACCGCCACCTCCAATTGAAGCACCACCGCCACCGCCAATTGCCGCCCATTCACAATAAAAATACGTTACGGCATTAAATTGTGCATAAAGAGTTATTGATGAACTTGGTGTATATGTAGCATTAGCATTTCCAATTTTGTTTCCGCCGGAAGCAGCGTCGTACCAACCCAAAAATTCATAACCAGTTTGTTTATTGCCCGCAAGTTGTGCGGAAGGCAAAGTGGTGGTTGCACCCGTTGAAACGGTAACGGGGCTTGAGCCACCAGTACCACCATTGTTATTGTAGGTAACCGTGTAGTTAGCAACAGCCCATTGTGCGTAAAGAGTTTTAGGTTGAAGAACTAGGTATGTAGCACCGGCATCAGCAACTTTGTTACCGCCGGAAGCAGAATCGTACCAGCCTGAAAAGTTGTAGCCAGATTGAGTGGGCGTAGGCATTGTTGCAAACGTTCCAAATCTTTGTACTACAGAAGTGGCGCCACCAGAACCGCCTTGGTAATTAAGACTAATACCAAGAAAGGCAGTAACAAGTCCACCTAAGTGTCTAATAGAACCACCGCCGAAAGTACTGACGAACGGCATGTTAGTACTTCGTCAATCCTGCAAGCAATGTCCAGGTGCTAGAACCCGTACAGATAACCGTAAAGGAGTAAACATCGTATTCCGAAGCGTCGGCTGATGAAAATGCAGAACCACCTTGATATCGGGTGGTGATTCCATTATTAGTTGCCGCATGTACCGGAAGAGCGGTTGAAGAAGCACCGGCTTGGTTTCCGTTAATTGAAATGTTAAGAGGCAAATAAGCAGATGCACCATTGTTAACCATCATGGCAAATGTCACTGATTGATTAGTAGTTGTTGGCGCATTCGTAATTGCAACGGTGTATGAAGAAAGTGGGTTTGCCGTGTAAATGTAAAAAGACGATACCGTTGCGTCTAGTGTCGCGGCAAGAGAAACGCCAAGAGCAGTGTTAGATGTACTTGTTTTTTCAAACGGTGCAGTAAACAGTACGTTTGTAGTAGCGGCTGAGTAACCTTGTGTTCCTTGGTTTCCCTGCGTACCTTGATTTCCCTGCGTGCCTTGGTTTCCTTGGAATCCTTGATTGCCTTGAGTTCCTTGCGCACCGGTAGTCCCCTGGAATCCTTGCGCACCCTGGGCACCTGTAGAGCCTTGGGCGCCGGTAGTACCCTGAGCACCTGTTGAACCTTGTGCGCCGGTACTTCCTTGGAAACCCTGGTTTCCTTGCGCACCGGTAGAACCAGTTGCTCCCTGAGGACCTGTGCTTCCTTGGCTACCCTGATAACCCTGTGCGCCTGTAGAACCTTGCGTTCCTTGATTACCCGTAGAACCCGTTGTGCCTTGCGTTCCTTGGTTGCCCTGTGTTCCTTGTGAACCTTGTGCGCCTGTTGTTCCTTGAAGTCCCTGTGAACCCTGCACACCAACGGCTCCGTCAAGGTTGATAGTCCAAGAGGTAAATGTTCCTGTTCCAACAACGTCGCCGGGTACAGAAGCAACAGTAAAGTTTAGAGAACCCGTAACAGAGTTGTATGTATTGACAGTAGCAACAACATAATGTGTACTGTCATTAGCGATAACAACGCTTTGTCCTGGTGTCCAAGACAGTCCGGTGCCAGTTGTAATTGATTGTGTTCCTACGGCTAATGCGTAAGAAGAAGAACTTGTAGAAGCGTATTTGTCGCTTTGACCTTGATAACCCTGATAACCCTGTGCACCCTGTGCGCCAGTTGAACCCTGCGCTCCGGTGTTTCCTTGAGCACCAGTTGCACCCTGGGCACCTGTAGAGCCTTGTGAACCTTGTGAGCCCGTGTTTCCCTGTGCACCTTGTGCGCCTGTCGCACCTTGATTTCCTTGAGCACCGGTTGAACCCTGTGTACCTTGTGCACCAGTTGCACCTAAGTACCCCTGGTAACCACGGTCACCTTGCGTTCCTTGAGGACCGTTTGCACCCGTAAGGCCTTGATAGCCTTGTGGGCCCTGCGAGCCTTGAGCACCAGTTGAACCCTGAGACCCTGTAACACCTTGTGTTCCCTGAAATCCCTGATTGCCTTGTGCCCCAACAGGTCCTTGTGTACCCGTAAGACCTTGATAACCAGTTGAGCCTTGATAACCTTGCGGTCCTTGTGAACCGGTAGCGCCTTGTGAGCCTGTTGCGCCTTGTGAACCAGTAGAGCCCTGTGCTCCAGTTGAACCCTGCGCACCTGTGGCGCCTTGTGTACCTTGGTATCCTTGAACACCTGTCGCACCGTCAAGGTTGATTGTCCAAGAAGAAAAACTTCCGCTACCAGCAACTTCGGTAACGTCTGCAACTAATGCACCTGTACTTGAATTGTACGAAGTAACAATTGCGTGCATGTGGTTTGTTTCGCTATTAGCAATAACAATATTTTGTGAAGCGGAGTAAGCAAGACCAGTTGCGACAGTAAGGCTCTTTGTGGCAATAGACATTGTGAGACTAGTAGTGCTTGTTGTTAGGTACTTGTCTCCAGGATTTCCCTGAACACCTTGCGTACCTTGTGGGCCTTGTGTTCCGTTGCCTTGAGCACCGGTATTAAGCCAAAGAATAGATGTGTCTGATGGTGGAGTTGCGCCAGTAAATACGCCCTCAACACCTTGATACCCTTGGTATCCTTGAGAGCCCTGAGAACCGGTATTACCCTGTGTTCCCTGTGGTCCGGTCTGTCCTTGAGTTCCCTGGTACCCCTGAGAACCTGTTGAACCCTGAGTACCCTGATTTCCAGTTGTACCCTGAGCACCTGTTGAACCCTGTGCGCCTTGATTACCTTGATAACCTTGTGGTCCTTGTGAACCAGTGGTACCTTGAAAACCTTGCGCACCAACAACAGCATCAACCCAAGCGGAGCCATTCCAGTATTTTAACTGTGCCATAATTTACCTTAGTTGGTAGCGAAATCTTACATTAATCATACTGCAAACCTGCGTGCCGCGGGCCTATTTAAAGACCCGCGGCACACTAAAAGGTTTAGTTGTTACAGAGTTGTTGGAGTCCAAACACCACTGGTGAAGACAAGAACTTGTCCTTCAGTAGGGGCGGTTGCACTAACTGGGTATCCCTGTAGTTCTGTTGCGTTTGGTGGAGATGCGGTTGCGGTCTCGTCAAGCCAAAGGATGTTAGTGTCCATTGGTGGAACGCCGTCATTTGACTCGTAGATACCTGGGTCACCGATGTTACCCTGTGAACCTTGCGTTCCGTCGTTACCTTGTGAACCCTGGTAACCTTGGAATCCTTGGTCGCCCTGGTATCCTTGATTTCCTTGGTATCCTTGTGTTCCCTGGTCACCTTGGTATCCCTGTGTACCCTGAGCACCAACTGAAGTAAACTTGTACCAGTTAGCCGTGTCGGTTACTGGGTTGGTCATTGCTCCTGTGACGCCGTTGCTGTCGGTGATGTATGTTGAGCCATCTGAACCAGTTACAACATCGTATGTGTTGTATGTAGCAGATGAGGACCAGTTACCTTGGTAAATAAATCCTTGTCCTTGGTAACCTTGGTAACCCATGTCACCTTGGTAACCCTGAGGTCCTTGGTCGCCCTGGTATCCTTGGTTTCCTTGGTCTCCCTGATAACCCTGGAATCCTCGGTTACCTTGGAAGCCTTGGTCACCTTGTGGGCCTTGGAAACCCTGAGGACCGTCAGCACCTTGGTAACCTTGGTTTCCTTGGTCACCTTGGTAGCCCTGTGGACCTTGGTCACCCTGGAAGCCTTGTGCTCCTGTGTCTCCTTGGAAACCTTGTGCTCCTTGGTCGCCTTGAGCGCCTTGGTAACCCTGTGTTCCTTGAGGACCTACGGCACCGTCTAGGTTGACTGTCCATGATGAGCCGGAAGGTGAACCAATAATGTCAAGAGCACTAGCAATGTTAAAGTCAAGTACACCTGTGCCAGCGTTGTAGCCAGTTACGGTTGCAATTGCGTAGTTTGAACCATCGTTGGCAACAACAATTGTTTGTGGCGGTGAGTAAGCAAGGTCTAGTCCAACAGTAAGTTGATTTGCACCAGTTGCAAGAGTTGCTGTTGATGTGCTTGATGTGCGGTATGTGTCAGCGTGGCCTTGGTATCCTTGAGGACCTTGGTCTCCTTGGAATCCCTGATTACCCTGGTCACCCTGGAAACCTTGATTACCTTGTGAACCTGTTTCACCTTGGTATCCTTGGTATCCACGGTTACCCTGTGAGCCCTGAACGCCATCTTGTCCTTGTGAACCTTGGTATCCCTGGTATCCACGGTCACCTTGTGTACCTTGGTCACCCTGGAATCCTTGAGGACCTTGGTCGCCTTGGTTTCCTTGTGTACCTTGGTCACCCTGGTTTCCCTGGTTACCCATTTGTGCAATGAGTGTCCAGTCAGCAGTGTAAGTGTTTGGTTCTTCGGCTATGTTTGTGTTGATAGCAACGTATGAAGAACCTAGGTATGAAACAACGTCATTAGCGTAGTAAGTTACGTTTACAAGCCATTGACCCTGTGGAGTGAATCCTAGACCTTGGTAACCTTGATTACCTTGTAGTCCTTGGTCTCCTTGAAAACCTTGATTACCTTGGTCACCCTGGAAACCTTGTGGTCCCTGGTCACCTTGAAAACCCTGAGGTCCGTCATTTCCTTGGTTGCCCTGGTAACCCTGTGCTCCTGTTGAACCTTGGCTTCCCTGATTACCAGTGTCACCTTTTTGTCCTTGAGGTCCTTGGTAACCCTGATTACCTTGATTTCCTTGTGAACCCTGTGTACCAGTTTCACCTTGTGTTCCTTGATTACCTTGGGGACCTTGGTCACCCTGGAAACCCTGAGCACCGACTACTGCGGTAACCCAAGCGGACCCATTCCAATACTTTAATTGTGCCATGTAAAATTCCTTTGAAAGAGAGATGAAACAAACATTTTTGGCTATATGTTTGTGTTTTACTACTTGGGTTACTGCTATGAGAACTGCCGTTATTTTATCACAGGTTCTCAAAATGTCCAGTATTTAACTGGTTTTTGCTGTTATTACAGCAGTTTTTCTATAACGATTGTTCCGTTGCCGGGGGTAACCGTTTGAAGATATGTAATTCGGTAAACGTGACTATTTGTATTGTCAATAATTGTTACGTCTACGGTGTCGCCACCAGAGCCAATGGCATTGGAATTTCCAATGTTTGTCCATGTTCCAGCAGAAAGACTTGCGCCGGTGTTAGTTCCATTTCCAAAATGGCCACTAACGTTTTGTACATAAGACCAAAATACGCTAACCGTACCTGAGTAAGCACTTACTTGAGGCATGCTTGTGCTTGCATTTATTTGCGCAGTAATTGCTTCGTATCGAACAAGAGTGCCTTTTACAACGTTAAATGCCGTAGCGTTAATTGCGTAACCAGAACCGTTGTTACCTTGTGAGCCTTGAGCACCTTGAGAGCCGTTTGTTCCAGATGCTCCCTGTGCTCCTTGTGTTCCCGCATTTCCTTGTGAACCCTGTGAGCCAGTTGAACCTTGAAGTCCTTGAAGCCCCTGAGAACCTTGTGAGCCATTCGTACCATTTGCTCCATTAGCACCTTGTGCACCAACAGAACCTTGGTAACCTCGCGCTCCTTGAACACCTTGTGCTCCTTGGTAACCTTGTGGACCAGCATAACCAGGAACAGTTTCATCAAGCCAAAGAATATCTTCGTTGACCGGTGGAA